TTTGCTAAGTTTGAACATCAAACCGGGTTCTCCTGGCAACGTGGTTTCTTTACATCACTTGGTAAGAAATATGTTGTTGAGTTAGATTTGATATATTATTACTTATCTCAAATAACAATAGGCAAGATGTATCCAACAGAGTTTTTGGATGATTACTTTATTGACTATAAGAATAAGATGGAAAGCTTCTCACTTCATCTTCAACGCAATATGAAAGTAGTTGTTGAATATATGAAAGAGTATAATCTGAAGTTCAATGAGTTGTTTGAGTCTGAAGGAATTAATCATCCTCCAATATTAAAGCTTCTATTAGGAGATGATATTTCATTAGAAACTTTTACAGTTTTAGATATTTGTTTAGATTTTACAAAAGCACTAGATAAGAAATTGATAGACCCCATATGGAGAGATCAAAAAACTTTATGTTATAATTACAAACCATTTTTAGAAGTTAATGTGGATGAGAAACGTAAATTGATAAGGAAGGTGTTGGATGAAAATTGATTTTAAAACAGGCAAAGTAATATACACAGATTATTTGAATGAGGATCCTGAAGAAGTAAAGCAATCAATTGAAAATATGAAGATAACAGATACGCCAGAAGATGATCCTAACGAACCACTTTTTTCTTATACCATTCATAAAGGCTTAAAGTATGGAAGATTGAAATATATGTTTTATTGTTTCTTGTTGATACTGGATGGTATAGTTGGTATTATTTCTTTGGGCAAGACACAGAGTATCATGGCTAGTAAGTTTTTATTATCAAAATGGATTATGGAGGGTTGTGATGGATATAGACAAGACGGCAGTTAATTATAATTCAAGTCCCTTGTATAGGTTCTTGTTGACAGATGGTAAGTTTAAGGGTGTAGAGTTTTACTTTAAGAATGTAGAATTAGACCATCACAATACTCCTGGCTCATTTGATATATCTTATGGATATGAAATCATTGGTGGAAACTATAGAAATGATGGTTGGGAAGAAGATATGGAACATATGAATAGAATTGTTAATGAAAAAAATAAAGATCAGTTTGAGGTTGAGATTGGTAAGATACTTAAAAACTTATTAATCTTAAACGACCCGAGAGTGATATTACACAAAGGAAAGGATGCATGAGAATAGAACAATTAATACTTGAGAACTTAATATATGATTCGCAGTATGCAAGTCTAGTAGGTGTATTTTTAAAACCAGAATACTTTAGAGCTCATCCAGAGAAAGTAGTATTTGGAGAAATACAAGAACATATAAAAGAATATAACAAAGCACCAAGTGTTACATCCCTTGCAAATATTATTTCAGATAGAGATGATTTGAACGAGAACTTGTTTAAGAATTGTTTAGAAATTCTGAAAGCATATAAGAAAAAGAGTGATGACACAGAATGGNTNATANACGAAACAGANAANTGGGCAAANGATGCAGCTNTCTATAATGGTATTGTAGATTCGATTGCAATCTTAGAAGGTAAAGATAAGAACAAACCAAAAGACGCAATACCAGATATGTTAACTGATGCACTTGCTGTATCTTTAGATACAAGTGTGGGACATAACTATATTGATGATGCTCCTGAACGATGGGATTATTATCATAAGAGAGAACAGAGATATCCATTTGGGATTGAGATGTTAGATAAGATTACGGGTGGAGGAATATCACCAAAAACTCTTACAGTATTTCTTGGTGGAACTGGTTCTGGTAAAACATTAGTCAAGACACATTTAGCATCTCAATATATCAAACAAGGGTTTGATGTTTTGTATATTACAATGGAGATGGCACAAGAGAGAATAGCTGAGAGAGTTGATGCTAATCTTTTGGATATTGACTTAGACCAGATTCGTTTGCTTCCAAGAGAATCATTCAATGCTAAGATTGAAAAGGTGATGAACTCTACAAGAAACTTTGGTAGATTAGTTATCAAAGAGTATCCAACATCAGGAGCTCATGTTGGAAACTTTCGTGGATTGTTGAGAGAGTTAAAGATCAAGAAACGATTTGCACCACAGATTGTTATATTAGACTATCTAAATATATGTGCATCCAGTAGAGTTAAGTGGACATCAAATATGAACACTTACGTTTATATTAAATCCATAGCNGAGGAGATTCGTGGATTNGCAGTCGAGTGTAATGTTCCTGTAATCACAAGTTCCCAATTAAATCGTGAAGGGTATTCTAGTTCTGACCCAGATATGACAAATATATCTGAGTCGTTTGGTCTACCAGCAACAGCAGATTTAATGTTAGCCATTGTGGCAAAAGAAGATAATGGTGGTCAGCTGATGTTCAAACAGTTGAAGAATAGATATAGTGATCCCACAATTAATTCTAAATTTATGTTGGGGATGAATAAGAATCGTATGAGATTGGAGAGTATTTCACAGTCACAGCAACCAGTACTGGCAAATGGTGGTTCTGATGTAAAAAAATCACCAGATTCACCATTCTTGAAGCAACATAAAGATGTTAAAACGGCTACTTCTGATTGGAAAATATAGCCAAATGTATAAATATTATAAATACTATAGAGATTTTATATAAATAATAGAAGAATATGAAAGATAAGAAACTTATAGAATTGTTTAAAGATTCAGCTGATAAACTGAATAAAAAAGAGAAACACAGTACAGCACTTCATGCGATGGGTGGATATGGTGAGATAGACCATGAGAGGATATGTCCATTTCGGTCTGTTCCATATGAAGATTGTCCCTTATGTAAAATAGAGAGCTTAGACAAACTATGAAAACTTTTAGTAACTTCAATGCGTTAACAGAAGCATTTAATTTTCGACCGACAAAGAAAAAAGAAATATTAGACAATCCTGCTATTCCTGAAGATTGGCAAGCATTCATAATTGATATTTGGAAAATGTTTGGTGAAACTGTTGTGTTTCAAACCACAGGAAAATTGAACAAAAAAGGTGAAGTGTCTGGTGATGCATTAGCAGGAAAAATAAGACCTGATGCATGGTTTAATATTAAAGCTGGTAAAAAGACAATTGGTAATGGATTTAAAACAGAATTTAATCCAAAAGGTTCAACACTAAGTTTATCTAAAACTTATAAAGGATGGACATATTCAATTAATTTGGTTGCTGGTTTAGGTTCTGGTTCAAAAGGACCTACTGGTGCTCAATGGGAAAGTTTAATCACACACCAATTAAATATTTTGTTGGGCAATCCTGATGCAGATACAAATGCTGCGGAAATAGCAAATCCGTTTTATCCAGTATATTTAGAACCCGCAATGGCTATTGCCACAGCATTTAATAAAACATTAGGTGCAAAGTCATTTATGACTCAGTTTGGTGCTGGTAGTGGTTCTTTAAGTAAATTGTGGAAAAAACATGGTGCAGGAAATGCAACACCAAAAACTGATATGTACACTAATAATTTTAATGTGTCTTTGAAAAAGGCTGGTGGGTCACAACTTGCTTCTGGTGGTAAAGAAGAAACACTTGCAACATTTTATGCTGCGTTAGAATATATGAGTGTTTCAAAGTCATCTAAGAAAGTTATCAGTAATATAATGAATGATATAGAAGCAAATTTTACTAAAGTAGCAATGGAATATGGTAGTGGTGAATTGGAAACTTTAGCAGGTGGTGGTAAGGTTGGTAAAAAAGGAAAAGCTGATTTATCACCTAAAGACAAAAAAGAACTTAAACGATTTACGGAAACAGAACAATTTCATAAGAATTTAAATGAAAAATTAAAAAAGACATTAAATTTTGAAAAGAATCCAGAATTTTTAAAATGGTATATATTTGAGGCTATGTCTGGATATAAAAAATTTGATGGTGCTCAATCAGCAGCGAGTGTATGTGTAACATTTAGTCCTGATGATGGTACTATATCAATGATTAATGTTACAAATGATGGTAAGTCAAAAGGATTAAAAGGATCACCTACACCATCAAAAGAACTTATTGCAAAGGCATCTAAAGTTAAAGTTTATTCAGCATGGAAATCTTCAGGAACTAGACCATATTCAACTTTAAGAGTAAGTGGTGATGACCATACGAGAGATAAAGAAACTTTAGTTGATTGTACATTAGCTGGTATTATACAAAAAGAAATAATGCTTGATGAAGATATGAAAAGTTTAGGACTAAATTTAACTGAAGAAGTTGTTGCGTTAGATGAATTTGCACTTATCAAATCTATAGCATCTAAATTAAAACAAGTTGGTAGAGATTCAGTTAAATGGGTTAATGGTTTCTTTAAAAAAGTAGCACAGCAAGTTAAAAAAGTATTATCAGGAATAATGAAATTAGGAGAGAGAATGTTTGAAGGTCTTTTTGAATTTCTTGGAATAGATGTTGATGTTACTACATCAGTATCTTCTGAACTAGCAGATTTTGTAAATAAATAATGTTATCATTTATACAACTATTAAACGAAGATAAGAATACTCACTTAGAACATCTTGAAGATGAGATAATCAATAACGGATTAACTGGTGCTAAGACAGCAGTTAGATTCTTGAACTCATTAAAAGATATGTTGAACGGAGTTGGTAAAGGTTCAACGAATGTTACAGTAAAATGGGATGGAGCTCCAGCAGTTTTTGCTGGAACAAATCCAGAGAATGGGAAGTTTTTTGTTGCAACAAAATCATTATTTAACAAGACCCCTAAAATAAATTATACGAATGCTGATATAGCATCCAATCATGGTTCAGAGGGTCCGACAGATAAATTAAAAATTGCACTCAAACATCTTTCTAAACTTGGAATGAAAGGTATATTCCAAGGCGACATCATGTTTACTAAAGAGGATCTTGTAGAAGAAGAAGTTGATGGTGTTAAAAGCGTTGTCTTTACACCCAACACAATAACTTATGCAGTTCCTGCTGATAGTAAATTAGCTAGTACAATTCGTAAAGCAAGTATAGGAGTTGTCTGGCATACATCATATAGTGGAAACACTATTGCAGATTTGAGTGCATCTTTTGGTGTAGACTCTAGTAAGTTTACGACAACTAAAAGTGTTTGGTCAGAAGATGCTGGTGTCAAGAATGTTAGTAAAGTAGCTGGTTTGTCAAAATCAGATACTAAGAGCCTTGTTCTCAAAATAAATCAGATCAAAGGAGCTATTAAAAAGGCTGGAAAGTTTTTTGATGTACTCAGCAAAAGAGAACACAAAACATTAAGTTTAGGTGGTCAACTGAAAATCTTTTTTAACTCTAAGATTCGTGCAGGCACCAAGTTGTCAGGTGTAGAGAAGCTCGTTAAAGATTTTGATAAGTATTATTTAGATCGTATGACGAAAGAAATTGCAGGTAGGAAGTCAGACAAAGGTAAAGAAAAATATCAAAAGATGCTCAAAGATTCCAATAAGGAATTAAAGAGATATAAGAACGAAATATATTTTGCCTTTGCAACTTACTTAGCTATTCGTGATGCAAAGATGATAGTTGTACAACAGTTAAATAAGATACAAGGCATTGGTACGTTT